CGGAGAAAATATGAGGAGGCCGGCGATTTTCTCCGGGGGCATATTTGGGGAAACAAAGAACCTATAAACTCCGGTTAAAGAAAGGAGAACTCAATTGGCGCAAGCGAAAAAAGTACCCAATCGAGGAAACTCCCGTCGTAAACCGGCTAAAACTCCACAAGAAAGAGAGAACCAGCTCATATCTGCGGCTTTTGACCTTGCAGAAGAGCAGATTCTCGAAGGAACAGCCTCTTCGCAGGTGATTACGCATTTTCTCAAGCTGGGATCGGCGCGAGAAGCTCTTGAACGAGAGAAACTTCGTAGCGAAACCAAGCTGGTCATCGCTAAAGCCGATGCTATCGAGGATGCGAAGGAGCGTGCAAAGGTTTACGAAGAAGCTCTTCAGGCTTTCAAGCGATATTCTTCTGGTGATGGAAGTGAATGATCGAAAAAGCTATAGTGAGATGATCTTGCTCCCCACTTTTGAGGAGAGGTTTGATTATCTCATGATGAAGGGTTCTGTGGGGGAAGACACTTTTGGCTCTGCGCGATATTTGAACCAGAAGTTCTACAGGTCGCCTGAGTGGCGAGACTTAAGAAACCTAATCATCGCAAGAGACGATGGTATGGACCTTGGTGTAGAAGACCGTCCTATATTTGGAAAGATTCTTGTGCATCACATCAATCCGCTAACGATCGAAGAGGTCGAGTCAGGAGGCGTAGGACTCCTAGACCCAAACAACTTGATCTGTGTGAGTCATATTACTCACAATGCGTTACATTACGGCGACAAATCCCTGTTGCCGAGAAAGTATGAACCTCGCCGACCTGGCGACACTAAACTTTGGTGAAAGGAGCCAAAGATGCGTAGAACACCTCAGCAGTACAACTGGGAGAAGCTCGAGTTCGACGAGATGCTCATGACGAAGCATTTCACCCCCATGAATCGAACGATCACGGGCTTTTCCATCCACCACATGATCATCCTTAACCGCCTGATGAACTCTCCTGATGCTCTTCAGGCGTGTTACAACACATGGCAGAGCCGAGAAGCCTCTGCGCACTTCGGCGTTGATGGTGATTTTATTGCTCAGTTTGTCTGGGATAAGGATTATGCCTGGGCTAACGGAAACACGTGGGCTAACAACCATCTTCTTGCCGTTGAGCATGCTAACGCGACTTTCGATGAGCCTGGGACCGACAATGACTATGTTGTCGATGAGAGGACTTTCTACAACGGCGCTCGTCTTGTTGCTTTCGGACACAACCTCTATGACCTGACTCCGAAACTAGATAAGAACTTTACTGGATCGTATTACGACCCGTCTTGCACGATCTTCGGGCATGGCCAGTTCTCGTCTACTAGCTGCCCAGGCCCCTACATGCGTCGAAACATCTATCGCTACTATGACTTGGTGCAGGACATTTATCGGGAGATCAAGCGAGGGTCTAATATGGCTCCGCCTCCTCCGGTTCCTCAGCGTTCTGTTCCTCAGCCGGCCAAGAAGCCTGTCGAAGCTATTGCTCGAGAGGTTATTAACGGCGTTTGGGGTAACGGTCAGGAGCGTATCGATCGTCTGACCAAGTCTGGTTATAACGCGGCCGAGGTTCAGAGGATTGTTAACACTCTGGTTAACGGTTACGCAGGAGACATCCGCAAGGCTGCAGAAGACGTCATCCGAGGCGTTTACGGAAACGGCGCAGATCGTTACCGTCGTCTGATTGAGGCAGGCTTTAACGCTTCTGAGGTTCAGGCTGAGGTCAATCGAATCCTTAGCGGGCGATAAGATGGAAATCCAGAGCATTCTTGAAGGCACTAAGAAGGCTTTGGGTCTACACCGGGAGATTGAAGACTTTGATCCCGAACTCGTTATGTTCATCAACTCTGCCTTTGCTAAACTTCAGCAGCTAGGCGTAGGGCCTTCTCAAGGCTTTGAGATCTCTGGATATGATGAAGTTTGGGATGACTTCCTTCAACATAAAGAGATGCTTAACGACGTAAAAGTTTTCGTGTATCTCCAAGTCCGATTTGTGTTTGATCCGCCTTCCATCGCAACTCTTAATAACGCTCTAGCCGAACAACTTAAAGAAGTTACTTGGCGCATTAACACAAAGAGAGAGGACGCAGAATGGGTCAATCCATACGAAAACCCACCGGTACAACTGCCTCTATTCTAAGTCACTTTGATGACGGAGATTCTCTGGCCCACTATGGCGTTAAGGGAATGAAGTGGGGTGTCCGGAAAGACCGGCGCGGAAAAGTAAAACCGGGTTCTGTTCTTAAGAAGACCGGAAAAGATCCGATGCATAAGAAGAACAAGGTCTCTAAGAAGGATGCCATTCGAGAGTTCAATGAAAAGAGAGCTCCTCGAGGCTATGACTTCCATTACGAGAACAAACCGGATGCTCTTCGCAAGACCATGCTTAAAGCTCAGCCTAAAATCAAGAAGGAAATTAGGCAGCTTAATAAGAGCGATAAGTATAAGGATGCAGACCTTCGAACTGCTTCTAAGCTCAGAGACCAATATTACAAAGATGTCTCTGATGCGGTTACTAAACAGCTGAATGCTTCCGCGGATCTTCGAGGGGCGAGCCGAAATCGAAAGTACAAACTTCACTTCGAATACGACGTGCAGAAAGACGTCTATCCCGAGATTACCATCCGATCGAACGAGGTGGGAGCAGGGCGAAAGGAAGTAAAGAAACAGGCTCGTCAAACTCGAAAGATTTCGCACAGCGAAGAGCAAACCAGCGAGACGGCCATTAAACTTGATGTTAAGTGGTCTTCTACTGGACACATCGAGGACATTTCGCTTCCGTCTACTGAGGTCGAACATGGGTCTGCTTTAATTAGCAACATGCTCGAAGACGACGCTCTAGCCCACCACGGCGTAAAGGGAATGAAGTGGGGCGTCCGTAAAAGTCGGGCGGAGCGCTCTCGAGATCGAAAGCGAAGGGCCAAAGAGCAATCCGAAAAGAGGCAGCTTCGAAGCGAGGCTAAGGTTGAGAAGCTAAAGCTTAAGCAAAAAGAGGTTGCTCAGAAGAAAAAGCTCGTTGAAAAGAAACGGGAGCTTGCTCGGGCTACCCCGACAAAGGCTGAGCGCAAACTTGATAAGAAGATTGCTGAGCAGGAATCCAAGATGAGGATTCAGCAGAAGAAGCAGCAACTTCGTAACGAGAAACGTCAAAATGGTAACTCAAAGATGGGTAAAGGCGAAGAGATTCTCGTCAAGTTTGCTAAAGACCAAGGTAAACAGCTGGTAAAGAACGTGGCCCAAGACCAGATTCAAAAGACTGGAAAGGCTATTATCAACTCTTACCTTGATCCGTACTCTGAATCTGCAATTCAGAAGTACAAGAAAAAGGGTAAGAAGAAGTTCGGTTAATCATGGCTCTCTCAAACACGGCTACCCCGAAATACTACGGGGAATTCAGAGAAAAAGTTTTGGCCGGAGAGATTCCCGTATGTCGAGAGATCTCGTTGGAGATGAACCGAATCGATCGTCTGATTGCAGATCCCAACATCTACTATGACGATCAAGCGATCAACGGTTTTATCGCCTTTTGCGAGACTGAGCTTACTTTGACTGATGGTGATGACGTTCAGTTACTCCCATCTTTCAAGCTATGGGCCGAACAACTTCTTTCTTGGTTCTACTTTGTTGAGCGGAGCGTTTACGTTCCGTATGAAGACAAAGCGGGAGGACGATTTGAGAAACAATTCGTCAAGACTCGACTAACTACTAAGCAGTTCATCATCCTCGGTCGAGGTGGAGCGAAGTCTATGTATGCTTCATTCATTCAAAACTACGGGCTCAACGTAGACACGACCACCACACACCAGGTTGTAACTGCCCCGACAATGCGACAGGCGGAAGAAACTCTTTCTCCTATGCGAACGGCGATTACCAGATCTCGAGGTCCGTTCTTTAAGTTTCTCACAGAAGGATCTCTTCAGAACACCACCGGAAATCGAGCGAATCGTCAAAAGCTAGTCTCAACTAAGAAAGGGATTGAGAACTTCCTCACCAACTCTTTGGTTGAGATTAGGCCGATGAGCATCGACAAGCTCCAGGGCCTTCGAAGCAAGTACAACACGATCGATGAGTGGCTTTCCGGAGACATTCGAGAAGACGTTATTGGTGCTTTGGAGCAGGGCGCCTCAAAGAATAAGGATTACATCATCCTAGCTATTAGTTCGGAGGGTACAGTCCGAAATGGCAGTGGTGATGACATCAAGATTGAGTTGATGAAGATCCTTAAAGGTGAGTACCGACAGCCAAGGACTTCCATCTTCCACTATAAGCTTGATGACGTAGAGGAAGTTGGAGATCCAAACATGTGGATGAAGGCTCAACCAAACATTGGACTTACCGTCTCTTACGAGACCTATCAGGAAGATGTAGAGCGAGCCGAACACTCCCCGTCCGCAAGAAACGACATCCTGGCGAAGCGTTTTGGACTTCCTATGGAGGGCTACACGTACTTCTTCACCTATGAAGAAACCATCACTCACAGAGAGAGTTACTTCTGGGGTATGCCCTGTTCTATGGGAGCCGACCTGTCTCAGGGAGACGACTTTTGTGCGTTCACGTTTTTATTTCCTCTTAGTAACGGAGACTTTGGCGTGAAGACAAGAAGTTATATTACTGATCTGACTTTGTCGAAGCTTCCCGGAGCCATGAGGATGAAGTACGAGCAGTTTATCGAGGAAGGGTCTCTTCATATTATGGAGGGGACTGTTCTCAACATGATGGACGTCTATGACGACTTGGACGCTCATATTGTTCGTTGCGACTATGACGTACGAACCTTTGGTTTCGACCCGTACAACGCAAAAGAGTTTGTTGAGAGATGGGCTAAAGAGAATGGTCCATTCGGTGTCGAGAAAGTAATCCAGGGTGCGAAGACTGAATCCGTTCCTTTGGGAGAACTTAAGATTCTCAGCGGAGAAAGGATGCTCATATTTGACGAAGACCTAATGAGCTTCGCTATGGGCAACTGCGTTGTGGTTGAGGATACTAACGGAAACAGAAAACTTCTGAAGAACCGTTACGACGAAAAGATCGACAACGTTTCGGCTCTAATGGACGCTTGGGTTGCTTATAGAAGAAATCCGGAAGTATTCGAATAAAGAAAGGAGGTAGTATGGGTTTTTTAGATCGTCTGGCACATGCTTGGAATGCCTTTAGAGAAGACGACATGCAAGGCCCTTTCGGCGGAGCCCCCGAGAGACAGGTTGGGTTGTCTCAGGGGTATTGGCATCACGGAAAGACTTCTCATTCTTCATTTACGAATGATCAACATATTGTTGAAACAATCGTTAATAAGATGGCGGTCGACGTGGGGAGTATTGAGTTTCTTCACGCGCGAAGAGATGACAATGACCGTTATTCGGAGACTATCGATAGCGGACTCAATTACTGCCTCAACCAAGAAGCCAACATCGACCAAACGCCAAGGGACTTTAAGCAAGACCTTGTTCACACCATCCTTTCTGAGGGTGTTGCGGCTGTGGTTCCTGTGGACACTACGCTAAACCCAAACAAAACCGGCGGATACGATATTCAGACAATTCGTGTCGGTCGAGTGGTGGGATGGTACCCAAGAGATGTGAAGGTTGAGTTGTATAACGACAGAACGGGCGAGAGACAAGAGGTTCTCATGTCTAAGCTCAACGTCGCAATCATTCAGAACCCGTTTTATTCGGTAATGAATGAACCCAACTCAACGCTTCAGCGGTTGATTCGGAAACTAACGTTGCTGGATACGCTAGACAACGATCTAGTGAACAAGAAGCTGGATTTGATTATTCAGCTCCCGTATACGATTAAGTCCGAAACAAAGCGCCTACAAGCTGAACAGAGACGACAAGACATTGAGTTCCAGCTCTCTAGCGGAAAGTACGGCATCGCCTACACAGATGCTACTGAGCAGATTACTCAGTTGAATCGCCCTGTTGAGAATAATCTTCTTCCGACTATTGAGTATCTGACTCAACAGCTGTACAGTCAGCTCGGCATTACAACCGCCGTTCTGGAGGGGACAGCAAATGAGCAAGAGATGCTCAACTACTTCACGAGGACGATTGAACCAATCGCAGATGCTATTGCTGAGGAGTTCACCCGAACTTTCCTCACTAAGACGGCACGCACACAAAAGCAAACCATCACTTATCTGCGACGTCCGTTCACTCTGGTTCCAATGCGTGATTTGGCGGAGATTGGCGATAAACTGACCCGCAACGAGATTCTAACAAGTAACGAAGTCCGATCCATGATCGGCTTCAAGCCTTCTGACGATCCAATTGCTGATGAGCTTCGAAACAGCAACATGCCTCGCAGCGACACAGACCCTGCGGGTGTGGTCGAAGAAGACTTGAATCGTGAATTCGAGTTGGAACGTCAAAATGGAAAGGAATACTAATGGACGCTGACTTTAGCGGCTACGCGACTCGAGCGGGCATTCGCTGCTCCGACGGTCGCACAATCACGAAGGATGCTTTCAAGCATAATGATGGGGCTAAGGTCCCTCTGGTTTGGCAGCATGGTCACAGCAATCCTAACAATGTTCTTGGGCACGCTCTTCTCGAGAATCGAGATGACGGTGTTTACGCATACGGCTTCTTTAACGCCACCGATGCGGCAAAGAACGCTAAGCAATCTGTAGAGCACGGAGACATTAACGCTCTGTCAATCTACGCAAACCACCTGCAGGAAGAAAACGGTAACGTTATGCATGGTGAAATCCGAGAAGTAAGTCTCGTGCTTTCTGGAGCAAACCCAGGGGCACGAATCGACAACGTCTACCTCAGGCACAGCGACGGCCATGAGGAGCCTGTCGAGGGGGAGGCCGTTATTTACGGCGGCCAGACCGACCTCATGCACGCTGATGAGGAAGATGAAGAGGAGTACGAAGACGACCTCACCGTTGAGGAAGTTCTCGACAGCCTCACCCCCGAACAACGTCAGGTCGTTGAGTTTCTTGTCGGCAAGGCCGCATCAGAAGCGGGAGACGAGGACGATGAAGACGACGAAGACGATTCCGCACAACACTCTGACAACTCCGAAGGAGACCTCATGCACAAGAACATCTTCGAGGAGAACGACTCCGTGAAGACCAACAAGGAAGAGACGGCGAAGGACTTCTTCAGCCACGCCGACGTTAAGGCGATCTTTGAGGACGCCCAGAAGAACACCAAGTCTCTTCACGACTCCATTCTGGCTCACGTGGAGAGCAAGGGCTACGGTGTGGACAACATCGAGTTCCTCTTCCCGGAGGCTAAGGCCATCACCAACACTCCGGAGTTCATCTCCCGAGACATGGAGTGGGTGTCCGGTATTCTTAGCGGTACCAAGAAGCTCCCCTTCTCCCGCATCAAGTCCCTGACTGCGGACATCACCCACGAAGAGGCTCGAGCACGAGGCTACATCACGGGTAACATGAAGAAGGAAGAGTTCTTCGGCCTTGCTAAGCGAGAGACCCACCCGACCACGATCTACAAGAAGCAGAAGCTGGATCGTGACGACATCATCGACGTCACCACCATGGACGTAGTCGCATGGCTGTGGGCTGAGATGCGTGTCATGCTCAACGAGGAGATCGCCCGTGCGATCCTTATTGGCGACGGCCGAGACGTTGAGGACGAGGACAAGATCGACGAGAACAAGATCCGTCCGATTGCAACCGACCACGAGTTCTACACCCACAAGGTTGAGGTCGACCCTGGCATCGAGGCTCCGGACTTCGTAGACGAGGTCATCCGCGCCAAGAAGCACTACAAGGGTTCTGGCAACCCGACCTTCTATGCTTCCGGTGATCTGATTACCGAGATGATGCTGGTTCGCGATCAGCTGGGCCGCAAGATGTGGCGCACTGAGGCTGAGCTTGCAGCGGAGCTCGGTGTCAGCAAGATTGTCCGCATTCCGCTTCTGGACGACGACCAGATTCCGAAAGACTCCAACATCAAGGGTCTTCGTGGTATCATCGTCAACCTCGGCGACTACAATGTCGGTACCGATCGTGGCGGCGAGATCTCTCGCTTCGACGACTTCGATATCGACTTCAACCAGTACAAGTACCTTCTGGAAGGCCGCATGTCTGGTGCCCTGACCAAGCACAAGTCTGCTGTTGCGATCTACAACACCGGCACCTTCGTTGAGGCTGGCGAGCAGCCGGAGCCGATCGACCACAAGCAGGTCGAGAACCCGCTGTCCAACCACCCGAAGTACCGTCCGGGCAAGAATAACCGAACCGAGGCAGAAACGTCTGGTGACGTTCGTACTGTCTCCGGCGGTAACGACAACCCGGAAGCCTAAACTAAGTTAGGAACGTCAAAATGGCAAAGTTCTCAGGTAAACTAGGGTTTGGTATGCCCGTGGAAACGGAGCCTGGGGTCTGGGACGACCAGATTTTCGAGAAACGCTATCTAGGCGACATCGAGTGGGACATTCGAAGGTTCGTCACAAGTGATAGGGTAAACGATAACCTAAACCTGAACAACTGCGTTACGGTTTTGGCAGACTCTTTCCTCAATGAGAACTTTGCGTACATTCGTTATGTGTTGTGGAGAGGTCAGAGGTGGACCATTACCTCCGCCGAAGCTGTTCACCCACGCTTGAAATTCTACATGGGAGATGTCTACAATGGCCCGATCCCGGATTGAGTTGCAGGCACTGCTGGAAACGATTCTTGGAACGAGAAACGTTTATTTTCAGCCTCCCGCAACCATACGAATGAGTTACCCCTGTATCGTTTACTCACTAACCAGGGGTTTAAATCGCTACGCAGATAACATCAAGTACCGTAACCTGCGGCAGTATTCGGTTACGGTAATCGACCGTAGTCCAACCAGCAAGATTGCGGACGCAATTGAGTTGCTTGATTACTGCGAGCTCAACACCACATTCGCACATGAAAATCTGAACCATTACGTGTTCACACTCTACTTTTAAGGAGTAACCATGGCTGTACTGGAATTCGACAAGGTCGGCGAGCGCTTTTACGAGACTGGCGTCGATCGAGGAGTTCTCTACCCCTACGACAAGCCGAACAAGAAGTATGGTAACGGTGTCGTCTGGAACGGTCTAACTTCCGTTCAGGCTTCCCCGTCCGGCGCCGAGCCGTCTCCGATTTACGCAGACAACATCAAGTACCTCACTCTGATGTCTGCTGAAGAGTTCGGCGGCACCATCGAGGCTTACACTTACCCGGATGAGTTCGCTGAGTGCGACGGCTCCGTGGTCTTGTCTGGCGTGAGCATCGGCCAGCAGTCTCGAAGCATGTTCGGGTTCTCTTACCGTACCCGAATCGGTAATGACGTCGAGGGCGATCGTCTGGGCCACAAGATCCACGTTGTCTATGGCGCTTTGGCTCAGCCGTCTGAGTCCTCTTACGCGACCGTCAACGAGTCCCCCGAAGCTGTTACTTTCAGCTGGACCTTCTCCACCACTCCGGTGTCCTTCAACGCTGATGGCGAGTTTAAGAACCTCCGTCCGGTGGCTCGACTCACCTTCGACTCCACGAAGATCAGCGAAAGCAACTGGGCTAAGCTGGAGGAGACTTTGTACGGGTCTGACTCTACCGAAGCAACTCTTCCTGCTCCGGATGAGCTTCTTAAGGTTGTCGGAATCACTTCCGCCACCGAGTCCACCTCTAACACCAACCAGTAAGGAGTAAAGTATGCTTGAGCTCAGCATTAAAGTTGGAGAAAGCTTCAACGAAGAAACTAACGAGTTCATTCCAGAAGTTGTTAAAGTTGAGCTCGAGCATTCTCTCCTCGCAGCGTCAAAATGGGAAGCGAAATACGAAATTCCTTTCCTGGATGATAAGCATGAAAAGACTGAAGACCAGTTGCTCGATTACATTAAGATGATGATCGTGACTCCTGGCTTCAGCCCAGACTTTTTCGAGGATCTCTTACGAAAGCTTCCTCCAAAGGATGCTCGAGAGACCGTCGAAACTATTAACAACTACATAGCTAAGAAGCATACAGCCACCTGGTTTCGTGATGAAAACTCCAAGCCCAACCGAGAGACAATCACGACCGAGCTGATATACTACTGGATGTTTTCCTCTCACATCCCAAAAGAATGCGAGGAATGGAATCTCAACCGGCTTCTGACCCTTATTAAGATTGTGTCTATTAAGTCGCAACCGGAGAAGAAGATGTCTCGGGCGGAGGTAATGCAGCGTAACCGAGCTCTTAATGCTCAGCGCAGAGCTAAGTTTAAGACGAAAGGGTAGTTATGGAAGATATAAGCCTTGAAGGACTTTCGGGAGAGTCGGTCGAGTACGGGGTGGATAAAGTTTTTCTTTACCCTAGAGATCAATTTGGAGTCTTTCGAAAGGCAATTCCATGGTCTGGGGTATCTAGAATATCCAAGAAACGAGTTGGAAAAGGTTTAAGCTCAATCTATTACGATGGGGTTCGTGTTGATGTTCTTGAAGAAAGTACAACTTCTCCTTACGATTTGGATCTTAGGATAGACTGTTTCACTTATCCTGAAGTTTTAGACTCTCATATTGGAGATTTGGTAAATTCTGACATCGGGTTTATAGAGCTTTCTAGAAAATCTAACGTGTCCTTTGGTCTTTCATATAGAACTCGCGTTGGAGAAAATGAATATAGAATTCATGTTTACCCAAATGTAAAAGCTACTCCATCAGAAATTAGTTATCAAACGATGAGTAATTCTCCTGATCTGGTAGAGTTTTCGTTTGATTTGGCGATTCTGAATTCACAGCATTATACTGGATCTGATTCTTTTGTCGGGGCTATAATAGATACTTCTCGATCAAGTAAGAAACTTCGAGATAAAGTAGAGAGTGTTCTCTATAAAAATCCGATTTATCTTTCCAGTCTTTCTGATGATATTAAGAAAGCTACAGAGAATAAACCTTTCTTTCGACTTTACTCTGATGGGACATGGGTTGCAGAAGTTGATGAAAAGAGGGGTTACGGATACTTTGATAAAGTTGGTGATAGATTCGAAATTATTGTTCCTGACGAGCATCATCCCGAATATCTAGACGAGTACACTTGGTCGTTAGATGACCTCTCTAACTATTAGGAGAAGAACATGGCAATGAAAATCACCGGCTTCACTGCCGAACGCATGAAGATGATCGAAGACAAGACCGTAGTCAATGGCTCGGTCAACAAGTCCGGAGACTTGATTTTGTCTACTCGAGACGGAAATCGTATTAACGCAGGCTCGGTCATTGGTAAGTCTATAAATGTTATTGGGACTAGAACTACTCCTCCGACTTCTAATATGGGTCGCCCAAACGATGCTTACTTTGTCGATAAGAACATGTATATTAAGAGTGAGTCTGGAGTTTGGGTCAACGTCGGAGATTTTTCAGGCCCCAAAGGCGATAAGGGAGCGACCGGACCGAAGGGCGCAACAGGTCCAACAGGCCCAGCGGGTCCAGAAGGTCCAACAGGCCCCAAAGGCGATAAGGGAGCGACCGGACCGAAGGGCGCAACAGGTCCAACAGGCCCAGCGGGTCCAGAAGGTCCAACAGGCCCCAAAGGCGATAAGGGAGCGACCGGACCGAAGGGCGCAAC